TGGTACGCAGAGCGCATGGCCCGCGACCGCAACCTGTCGAACAAGCGCAAGAAGACCGGCGCCTCGGCGATCAAGTGCCACCTGATCCCGCGCCTGGGTGAGTTGCCGTTGACCGGCGTCGACAAGGCCGCGCTGGACAGCCAGCTAATGTGGCCACTCCAGGAGACGCTGTCCATCGACTACGTGCGCCTGGTGTTCCAGCTCCTGGCCCTGGCCTTTCGCCAGGCATTCAAGCTGGGCCTGATCGCCTCCAACCCCATGGCCGGCATCAAGTTCAGCGACTTCTCCAAGGCCAAGGTCGGCATCAAGCCGTCCCGGCTTCGTGGCGTCCAGTTACCTGAAGTGCTCGAGCAATTGGCTGACGTGTTCGTCTCAGCTCCGCGTGACGCCATGCTGGCCCTGTTGATGTTGTGTCACGGTACCCGCATCGGTGAAAGCCGGTTGACGCAGTGGCCGCACATCAGCCTGGCCGAGTGCGAATGGTTCATCCCTGGCGACCACACCAAGACCGGCGTCGAGCATCACCTGCCGCTGACCGAGCAGATGTGCGAAATCCTGAAGCGTTACCGCGACTGGCAGTACGCCAATGGCTACGACGGGCAGTACGTGTTCCCGGCTCGCAACGGCAAGCCACTGAGCGAGGGCCAGGCCAGTGCCGTGTTCACGCGCCTGGGACGTGGTGAGTGGACCAGCCACGACCTGCGCAAGGTGGCCCGCACCGGTTGGGCAGATATCGGCATCGACCACCTTATCGGTGAGCTGCTGATTAACCATGCCATGGGCCACAACGTGAAGGTGTACATCCAGTCCGACGTGATGGGACGCAAGCGTGATGCTCTGGAGAAGTGGCACGCGCATCTAGACCGGCGTGGCTTTGCCCTGATTCACGGGTTGACCGGCGATAGAACGGGAGATTCCGGTAATTCGCTGGAAGCCACGGAAAACAAGGGCTGCAAGGCCATTCAAGAATCAACCATAGGCGAGGTTTAAAAATGGCATTTCATCACGCTATTGCCTGCAAATCTTGCAATGCGATCAGTCGCGTCGACCGCCACTGCGCCGACTTCTACAACTCCTTTGAGAGCCTAAAGCTGTGCGGGCACTGCGGGACAAGGAAGGGCTGGCGGAACACCGTTGTGGTTTGGGTGCCTAAGTGGCGTTGGTTCAACCCTTTGACCTGGGGTTCTGGAGAATGGATCGAATGAGCATGATGAAGAAGTCCCACGGCCCAGCGTTCCGCGCCGCGCAGCTCGACCTAGCCAAGTGCCCGGCATGCCGTGGCCACGCGGTGATCAAGGGTGTCTTCCATGAGCTCGCCTGCGTGCAGTGCAACGCCTCGGGCTGGGTCACTGCTGAGACCGGTGAAGCGCTGCCACTGGAGGTGCTGGTGACGCAACTGAGCATTCGATTGCAGGCCGCCGAACACCAGATTGCACAGTTGAAGCGGCCCGCGCTGATGACAGGCGCGGCCGCCCAGTACGACGAGAACAACCGCCGTGGCCCAGGTGCCACCAACTTCACAGGGGATTGAGCCATGGCTATGTATAAGGACGTGATGGGCACCCTGGTGCGGGTGCTGGCAGCAGACAACATCGACAACAGTACCAAGCAGTCATGGCAGAAGTTGATCGACGCCGATCTTCGCCAAGGCGGCACGGGTAGCACGCTGTCGGTCCGGGACAAGTTCGATTACGACTGCTGCCTCTATGCGTTGCTCCACCGTCAGCTCGATCCAGCCCAGTGGGACGTGCTGGTGGCCAAGTACTCCACGCACAAGGCGAACAAGGTCGGTGCCATCGGCAGGCTGGTGGCTCGCATGGTGTCACCGGCACCTCAACTGTTCATCTATAAGGCGTTGACGGCATGGGCGATACCGAAGCTGAAGGGCGTTCAAGTTGGTAAGCGCTCCACCGACATGATCGTGCTGCCCGCCGAGTTCTACGACATGAACACTTGGGACCTGGCGGGCTCACCGGAGCGCACCCGTCGCAACTGGCGAGGCGGAATCCACAAACGTTTGGAGAAGCTCGAAGAGCAGGCCGTGATCCATGCGACCGAGATATTCGACAGCGAACAAATCTTTGTAGATGCCGCTTGACCCATTGGCCGACTGGCCGTAAATTAACCCCATCATGTCGATCTTGCGCGTTATGAGAGACGACACACAGAAGCCCTGCCACCGAGCGGGGCTTTTTGCTTTCTATCACCTTGGTAGCTCAGTTGGTTAGAGCGCTCGGTCTGCTGTCTTTACAGCGGTACACGTGCTGAGAGGTCGCCGGTTCGAATCCGGAGCAAGGTGCCAAATTCAAAGCCTCGCGATCGTGCGGGGCTTTTTCCTTTCTGGAGTACACCCATGGCCGAACCGAGCGCCGGCGCCTTGGCAGTAACTGGTGTTCTTGCCAGCGTGGGCTTGGGAGCGGCATTCCCCGCCATTGACCTTGCTGCATTGGTCGGAGCATTTGGTGGTGCCTTCCTATTTGTTGTTGCTGCGGACGCCATGCCAACTTGGCGCCGCATTGGTTATCTCTTCGCCGGTTGGATTGGCGGTTATTTCGGCGCTGCCGAGCTACTGGGGCTTACCTGGACCAAGACAGCCGGATTCAGCGGCTTCGTTTGTGGTGCGATCTGCGTGGCTGTTGCCACCGGAATCCTTGAGTGGATGCACACAGGCGTCATGCCTCGCTGGCTGCAATGGTTCTTCCGCCTTCGGGCGAGGAAGGAGAGCTAAATGGTTTCCATTGTTCAGGCTGCGCTATGCGCGGTCATCTTCATCATGATCGGCCTGCGCTATCGCCCATTCCCTGACAGCCGCTACAAGCTGTCGGTATCGCTGTGTGCCTGGGCCGCGTGCGCAATCACCGGCATGCAGTGCGTGAGCCTGGTGGGCCGCATGGTGCTGGAGGGTGAGTTCGCTGATGCGTCGTGGTTCAACACTGCGTTCTATGGTCTCGCTGCTGTGTTGGTGTGCCGTGCAAAGGGCAACGTTGCACGCATCCTGAGTGTTGAGTGATGGCTTGCAGTGGATGCGCCGCCCGGCGCGAATGGTTCAACAAGATGACGAGGCTGGCACATGAGCGAGCAGTTCAATTATTCAGATCAAATCCAGAAGATGAATCCGAGCACGGGCGAGCTTCTGATAGTCACGGCCCCGTCTCAGCTGAGCTTGGAGCAACGCCAGAAGATGGCGGACAACCTGGCCCCATTGGCTGACCGCCTGGGTGTGCAGTTGCTTGTACTCGATGGCGGTTTCACTGCCCAGCTTCAGCCTAGTGCCAGCGAGCTACTGAGCGAGCAGAAGAAGCAGACAGCGATCCTTGAGCGGATGGAGAGACAGCAAGGCCTGTTGATCCAGGCCATGGCGGAGGATCAGGGTGAAGACCATGACGCGCCGCCTTCCACCTACATGGATGGTACTAGGGTGATTTGATGGGAAGACTAACCACTATCAAGTCTCGCGTTCAGATGGCCGCGAATAGAAAGATGGCGGACGTTGGTGAAGGCGAAGGTGCTTCTGTTCAGACCTGGGGAGCTGGACGTGGCGGGCGCCCGTGGCGCCGCATAAGGGATGCCATCCTCCTGCGTGACAAGTACACCTGCCGGGAGTGTGGGCACATCGGCACCGACTTAGAGGTAGACCACATCGTCAACGTTGCCCAAGGCGGAACTGATGATGACAGCAACCTACGGTCCCTCTGCATTCCTTGTCACAAGATCAAAACGGCAGCTGAGAGCGCTTTGGGTCGAGGTTAATAGCCAGGGGGGGTATCCGAAATATTAGGGTGCTTCTGTCTCGGACACCGCACCCGAACTCATTTGTAGATTATTTCCCCGTTAACAGGAGTCGTTAACATGGCGTTAACTGAACAGAAGCGCCGGTACGCCGATGCGCGGCTGTCCGGTTTGACGAAGAAGCAGGCAGCTATTGAGGCTGGTTGCCCTGAGAAAACCGCCTCGCAGGCAGCCTCAAGGCTTGAAAAAGACCCGGAAGTCCAGTCGGCCATGGGGAGAATGGTTGCTGTCGAGAATAAGCGTCGAGATGATCCGCAGATCGACCCGGACCCGTACATCCCCAAAGCGAGTGATGACCCGCTTTCGTTCATGCGCCAGATGATGAATGACTTGGGGGCTGAGCCCAAGCTGAGACTTGACGCCGCGAAAGCGCTGGCTGGGTTCACGATTGCTAAGCCTGGCGAGAAAGGCAAGAAAGAGCAGGTTCAGGAGGCGGCCGATAAGGTTGCGACTGGCCGATTCGGTCTGCGTGGTGCGGGTAAGCTTAGGGCGGTGACATGAAGGAGTGGTCTACGTCCTGTGTGGACTGGGAAGAGCGCCTGGTTGACCGAAAATCTATCATGCCCCTGAAGCCGATCTTCCAAGACCAAGCTGATGACGCGCTGGATGTTTTCTGCAATCTGCGGATGGTTGATGCGCTGGGAAGTCCTTTGATGGGGGACACCTGCCAACCCTGGGTTCTTGATCTCGTCGCTGTTCTATTCGGCTCCTACGACGCTGATGCTAAGCGGCGACTAATAACAAACTACTTTCTCATGGTGAGCAAGAAGAATGGTAAGAGCACCATCGCTGCGGGCGTGATGCTAACTGCGCTGATCCTAAATGCTCGACAGTCTGGTGAGTTCATCATCCTGGCTCCTACCAAGGAGGCTGCGGATAACGCGTATAAGCCAATACGCGACATGATCAAGGCAGACGAAGAGTTGGAGGCCCGATTCCACGAGCAGGAGCACATCAGGACGATCACTGATCGCCTGAACTTGGCAACTCTCAAGGTTGTTGCAGCTGACAGTGCGACCGTGACCGGCAAAAAGGCTATCGGTGTTTTTATCGACGAGTTGCACGAGTTCGGAAAGCAGGCCAAGTCGGCGCAGATGCTTACTGAGGCAACCGGCGGCCTAACATCTCGCCCGGAAGGTTTCGTTTTTTATTGCACTACGCAGTCG